TTAAGTTTTTCTCCGAGTAGATATGCAGCACACCACGATCGTCCTCGACCACATATCTCACGGCGCCCGAGAGCTTCCTGAACTTGGCGACGACCACCCCAACAAACTGATAGTCGCCACCGACCTTCTCTACGCGATCGCCAACCTCAAACCTCATGTCCACCCCTTAGCTGAGACCTTCTTAATCTCACGCCGTCCCGTGTTGAGTATCGACCCCCACGTTCCCGAATCCGCATACAAGGCCGCATACTGCAACGCCTCGGCGATGTGAGATGCCTCGTTCTTTTCTGGTTTAGAGTCGAACTCCTCGGTCCTCGTCTTGAGCTTGTAGCGATAATTGCCCCTGAGCGCATTGATGAGGAATGTGCAGCGGGGATCTATGAGGAACCCCGGCCCCTTGTCGACTTGACGCGCGAGGAGCTTGTCGAGCGCCGCGATGCGCGCCACAATCGAGTTGGTGGGCGCCGCCACCACCTGGAACCCCTCCTGCCTCAATATCTCGAAGCAACTCCGCTCGTCCGTCTGCGCCCGCTGCTGGCCGGCCGGATCCCCGATGATCACCGCACGATATCCCACGAACCGCGTGTTGAGCACCGGCCGGAGCTTCTGGTTGATGAACTGGACGAGCCCGGTCCCCTCCGACGTGATCGCCTCGAACACCAGGAATCTCCCCATCATGTCCATCTGGCAGATGACGCACGACGGATTAAGCCCGAAGTCGAACCCCAGCAGGAGCGGCTTCTCCGGGTGCCTATGCGGCGTCAGCGGGCCCTTCGCCACGTGGTAGGTGTGGTCGAAGCTCGGGTGCACCGGCCGGCCCGACAGCGATCGTCCGAACTTGCCGTGGACGTAGACATCTATCCAGTCCTGATGTTTCCCGTGGCAGAGATTCTCATAGTAGTCGTCAGGCAGGTACTGCCGCCAGTCCGCCTCCGGCGACAACCCACTCGGCTGGAAAAATACAGCAGCATTCTCGGGCGGATTGTTGAGGTATTTTTCCCAGGGTGTATCGAAGTCGGGCGGGTTAGACGCTCCCCAGAATTTCTGCAGCGGGGTGCCCTTCTCGTCGCAGCACCCTACCCCGTTCATGGACTTGTCAGGATACCGCCCCAGGCGCCCCTGCATCGCATTGAAAATGTCCATGTTAAGCTCGCGGAACTCATCCGCGATCGCAAAGCTCGCCTGCAGCGACAACAGCCGGCGCACGTCGTTAGAGTCATCAAGCCCACGGAACAGAACTTCACACTCCACGTCGTCCAGCCTGATTATGAACTTGCCGTCCGTCTTCATATAGGTCCCGGCAGCCCCGTCGACATACCACTTCAGGAAGTCTGGGATGGATGTGTCCTTCAATTGCTCCCGCGTCTGCCGGATCCACACCGCTCTAGAGCGGCGCACACCGTCCCGGCACGGTGCTATGCGCTTAGCCTCGCGCAGAATCTTGAGAATGCTGGCGGTAGTCTTAGTCGAGCCAACCGGTCCGACAACCAGATTGATAAACTTGTCGGACAGAAAAAATCCAACGAGTGATGGCGGCGGCTCGTAAATCAACTTCATCACGCAGCCAACTCTATTTCCACTCTTCGTTTCAGAGCGCGTCGTTCTCGATCGTATCGTTTTGTGCTGGGAGTCGGCGGTGTCTTAACAGCGTCCTCTACGGGCCATCCCTGTTTTAGACGATGATAGACCGACTGAATGGTTACAACACCATATCGTTTAGCGTGCGCGTAGAGGGATGCCTTTATACCGTCAATAACGTACAACTTCTTCGGACGCCCCATCTTCGCTCTAGATTCAGGGCTGTGCACCAGTCCGAAATTCGTCTCCGCTTTCTTCCGAGCGTTGTAACGAGGCTTTAAGGTATCAATGTAGTATTGCTCTCGCTCAACCAGTACATCTCGCTCGCATTCCTCCAGTAGCTCAAAAACAAAAGATGCCTCGCCGTATTTTGTCCATGCTCTGGTTAAAGCGAGAGAGTCATTCGCCTTGTTGTGACGCAACTTATAGCGGTGCCCCCGCCACCGCTGCTTTACGTCAACGGAACTGCCAACGTACAAATCATTCGTGAGCGTATTCCGAATGCAGTATACGCCACAAACCATCACACCACCTCATCATTTCGACCGGATTCGTCCGGTAATTGCGTCAAATCCGACGTCAGATCGAAATCCGGAATAATGAACGGCTTCGGCTCCTCGAGTGGATCGGGGTCTTTATTTGGCGTCAGGTCGAGAACTGGTGGTTCCGTGGTGTCGTGGTTGGACGCCACCTCAGAGGGGTGTGCAGACGCCTGAATCGGGGCGTTTGGGATGTTGATGACGATCTGATAGCCGGACCCCTGTGCTGCAAATTGTTGCTGTGTGGGCTTTGGCTCGAGATCCGCCAACTTGGCGAGGAGTTTCGCCACATCCAGTTTGAACGCGCCCGATTCCGATTGTTTGGCGCAGGTCCAGAGCTCAACGAGCAAGTCTTCCGCCAGCAGCCCCATCTTGGCTTTAAACGTGAAGCCGTGCTGCTCGAGCTCCTTCTCCTTGTCGTGGATGGCCTTCAGGAACCACTTCTGGCTTTTGAGAGCGCGCAAGTCGGCCTCTGAGTAGCCGTACCGCTGCGCCACCACGAGCTCGTCCTCGAGCCGGAGCGCAAGCTCCGTCAGAAACTCAGGCGGGACTTTGAGCGCGGCTGTCGACGTCAGATTCATCTCATGCGCCCATGGAGAAAGCCCCAGAGGGCCGTGGCCTCCCCCTGGGGCGCCCAAGTCAAGCTAGGAGAAACGCCCATGCTAGTCGCCAGCTGAGCGAGCGGCACCCCAAAGTGGGGGTCTAACGGGGTAGTGTGATGCTCAGCTAACATCCGTCATGGACACGCTAACATTAAGTGAGGGTTAGGATGGGTGTCAATACCCCCACAGGGGCTTCTCTTCTTTCTTCTCCAGTGGGCTTATGGTTGGATGCTCTTCTTTCCTCCCCCCTTTCCTTCTCTTGATTTCGTGGTTGGGTGATCTTCTTTCCTTGATCTCCTTCTTCTCTTCCTCCCTTTGGTCTTCTCCTTCCTCCTTTGATCTTATGGTTGGATGCCAACGCGAAAACGTTTGCTGTTTAACACCTGATTTTGGGGGTCTTGCACTAAGAGCGATACGTAAGGGGCCGGCCCACCCCACCACGAAATGGTCCCACCCCCCGTACCCGTCCAAGCCAATTAATAAAAATTAATCGCCCAACATGCTAACGTCGTCAGTAGACAACCTAACATGTTTGTGGTATGATTATATTGTTAGGTCGGAAATGGCCTAACGTTCGCTCTTTGAAAAACTGGAAATGGAGACTCGACCATGCAGCGAATTGCTGAGCACGGCACTATTGCGGCTGACGTGAACACAATCAAGGCGGTAACTGCGGCATTCGTCGCAGGTAAAGCCGAAATTAAAGAGGCTGAAGAACTGCTCGTTAAGGCCAAACAGTCTCAGATTGAAAAAGTTCGCGTCGCTTGTGCGAACGTCAAGCCAGTTTCGACGGACGAATGGGAAACACACTGGCGCCCGGTTGTCCGCGCGGAATTGAAGGCCGCAGGGTATAGCGATAAGAGTATTCCAGTCATGGAAAGCAATCTGAAATTTGCGGTTATCGCTATCACCCACAAAATAATGCCGCAGTCTGATGAAGCGTTCACGGCATTCGTGACGCGCGCGCGTGCAGAACTTAAGGCGCGCGATATCATCCAGACTAACGGCGCCGGTCGACCAAAAGAAGATAAGCCGGCAAAGAAAGTCGGCAAGTCGGCAAGGCAGGAAGCCCTAGAATTGCTTGCACGCGGCGGCGACGATGAATTGCCAGATGAGCAAGTGCGTAAGCGTGCTAGGGCATTGGACCATGCAATCACTGTAATCGGCTGGGAACGGCTGATTGCTTGGGTTGCCGAAGAGTCCAAGCGAATCAACAAGCCGCTTCAGTTGGCCGCGTAAACTCGAAACTCCCAGTGGTACGCCACTGGGAGTTTTTTAGTCAATTAATCTAAATTAATTGACGCCAAACTGACCAAATAAACGGAGACTCGATCCATGAACTATATTGAGCAAGCTAGGAAAGTCCTTGAGCTCATCAAAGAACATGCGCCAACCGACAAAGATAGGCAGTTCTTAGATGAAACTTTCCAGGAGTTTGTTGTAGAATTGCCCGAACAAAGATTGCTAACAGTCTTTGTTGGTGCATTCCATGACGGCATAGTATACGGTAAATGGCCTTGGAACTGATATTCTCCCCCGTGGCGGTCGCCACGGGGGTTTTTTCATGCCTAAAAACAAGGGAAGGTCGAAAATTAGAGTTTAGTGCCCCAGTGCATAGCACTGGGGTCGATCTTTGTCAATACCCTGGAGCTATGCGTTTTTTGCATGGACTTATGCTCATATAGAGCACCCACAATTTCGCCACAAACCATTAAATCTCAGTAGACTGCAATTAATTTTCATTAATTGGTGGTCTGTATTTCGACCCGAAAATCAGAGTTTGTTGCCCCAGTGCGTAGCACTGGGGTCGATCTTTGTCAATACCCTATCATCGCGCAGGAAAAAAGTGAGCATTTTCAATGGTGTTTACGTAAACAAACGGATTATTTTCCGCATATGTTAACTGTAAAATGTTTACGTGGCTATTTTCCCTTATGGTTCAGTGGTTTGGTGTTACTTGCTCCGGAGCAAGTGCTGAAGGTACTGCGGGCAGTTTGGCAAACTTGTGGCGCCCGGATTAACCGCCACGGAGGGCAGGGGATAACAGTCTGATTTATCTATATATTTATTTATTGTTGTAAACTGTATACTGGTAATAAGAGCTAGGGACAGCGAAAATAAAGAATGCCACCTTTGCGGGGGTCGCTTGATTTTTTTTCGAAAAAAATGCGCGTGGCGGCCTGGAAAATTCGGTCTTTCTGTTTTGCCTGTCTGTACTTGTTGTCTCACTCTGTACACAACGTATAGGTCTGAAAACCTAACAACATCAAACCCTTACAGCCCTTTGCCACAATTCGTAAACATCAAGATTTCTTTATATCTTTTCCGAGCATATCTCGGACCCCCAAAATCGACCTATTTTCGCGCTTTGTTCACGCCGCAGAAATGACCCTGCGAATGACCCCGCGAATGACCCCGCGAATGACCCTTGACTTGACCCTATTTGCTAACATATTTTCTCAGTGGACTAACCATCAAACCATGTAAGCAAGGGACACTGAGCCATGCGTCACGTGAATCTCAAGCTCGATGATGAGCTGTACGATTGGGCGAAACTCGCGGCAAAGAGGCGCTTCATGCCGCTCACGGCATTCATCAGGCAGGCCATCCTCGCCCAGGTGCAGCTAGAGCCCGACTACAAGGCCACCACGCGTGCTGAGATCGCGATCAAAAAGACAACTCACATCAAGAAAGCTCAGGAAGCCGCCAAACCCAAGCGCTACACCAAGTTCAGCCACGAGCTGCCTGGATGGTTTGAGGCATACGCTCGGGACCGGTGGTGGATCGTCTACAAGCCTGAGCTGGAGAGTTTTGCGCAGTGGCTATTTCGCTTTGACTGGCACCGCTTCCGCGACGTCATGAATGACATTCTTTGGGAAATAGATGAGACAGGTCCGTACTATGACCCCCACAAAGCCCTGGAGCGCGTGTTCGACGTCATAGACCAGCTTGGTGATGACTACGCATTCGAGACTGAGTGGCGAGAGTTCATCAAACCCCTGAGCAAACCCGATAACAGCCCGCCAGATCGGACCGGTATGGGGGCGCCTGCGGAGCCGGCTGTGCCGGCTGCGATCACCTACAAGGACTTCACGCCACCGGCTCCTCCCACCAACACGCGAGGGCGTAAAATCTACAACCAATTAATGGAAATTAAACGCGCCACGGACCAACACATCAAACCACTAGACCCCGACCGCACCAGGAATCTCTACCAAGCCCTAGAGACGGCCTTCGCCGACTTGAGCCAGCCATCGGCGGACTACGCGGAGCTGGAGCTCGTGGTGATAAATCTCAAGGAAATCTGCAAGGCTGGTGTGCGTAACTTGACGGGCCAGGAGATCAATCTATGACTAAACGACGGATAACGCGCCTGCCGCCACTGGAGACGGTGGCGTTTCTGTTTCCGGGACGGGAGTTCATGACGGATGCAATGCCGAGCATGAGGTTTCGTGCGAGGTATCAGGATGGAAATATAGTGATCGACTGGCGGCGGTTCGGTGATTCCTGGTGGGTGCCTATGAGAAGCTCTATGATGAGCTTTCTTGCTTTTCGGATTGCGACAGAACCCAATTGGAGGTTCGTGGAGCCTATCGAGATCGAGGACGAAGATGAGGGGTCTTCAGACCATCAGTCGATTGACAAATAGCTAACATTTGTAGTATAATAGATAACAATGGGAGGAGTTAGCACACTCCGAGCCGGCGTTGCGAGGCGCCAATTAATTCAGATTAATCGCAGCAGAAAGGAGACCAGGATGCCTAAAGCCAAGACGTCCGACATTGGACTACTCATCCGCGACATGATCGAGGATCGGGAGTTCGATATCTATGACTTGAGCGGCGACGAACCGGAAGTCGTAGGTAAAGACGAGGTTTCGTTCGTCGATGTAAGTGACGCCAATAACCCCGTAGTGACTACTGTGAGCGGGAAAAGGTTCGTGGTGCGCGTTATCGACGTGAGCCGCTAATTAACCTGAATTAATCGGAAAGAGAGGCATGACATGACCAAACCGAACGGACATGAAGATCCGCGCTCGTTGGCGGAAGTGATGCTGTCGGTACAGCACAAGACAGAAGCCGTCCGAAGGGCCCTCATGGAGATGCAGATGGAGGCCGAGGCACTGGCGCGCAAAGCCGCTCAGATGCAGGTCGAGATGTTCGGAATGAATAGTTATACGCCACCAGCAAGGCCGGTACCTACGCCGCATGGGGCGCGTTACGAGGGTTCGCCGCCCGGAGGTCGGCGTGTTGTTGGGCCCTTTCGTGGCGATGCTGATGAACCGGGCGCGAGAGCAAACGCTCAGATTCATGCAGACATGCTACGCGATGGTGGAGCGCAGTAAAGCCTGGGCGTATCGCAATATGCCAGAGGAGCCTCCACGGGAGGCTCTACCGGCACCTGTCACTAAGAAGAGTTGGGGCGAGGTGCTGGCTAAGCTCGACTGGGAGGAGCCGATTAAAGGAAATTAATCGCCATGCGATACCGCATAACAAAAAAGCGCCTCACACTCGATATGGCGAGGTTCCTGGGGGTGCCGTTCTCGTGGGCCTCAACGGGGGGCATCTACCGGTACGAGGATCAGGGTAATAGGCTTTATCTTAAATATAAGAACGAGTGGCGCCTCCTCGATAAAAAAGAAAAAGATCAGGTCGAAAGATGCCTATTGGAAGACTGGATGATGTATCTCGCGGAGGAAGTTGGAGACTCGGATGAAGTATCGAGTGACGGATAAGCAGATCGACAAGGCGGCAGCAGAGTTTTTGGGCGTGCCGTTCACGTGGGGGACG